ACAATTGAAGAAGTTGGCACAGTAATTGAAGATGATGAGCATGACGTGTTTGATGATGAAGATTCTGCTTTCAATGATAAGGCAATTGCCGCTATCATTAAGAAAGCCGTAAAGAGTGCTACCGATTCGGTAACTAATGAGATTAATTCCTATAAAGAGGAGATTAATAAGTTACAAGATGAATTAGCAACGGCTAAAACCAAAGCAGTAGCAGGCGGTCCAAAGCGCACAGCACTCAAAGCCGATGTGGAAACTTATAGCGAGTTTCTAGTAAAGGCTGTTGAGTATCGCACTAAAGCCGCACAGACCAGCGACAAGCAATTGGCGCAGGGATACAAGGAATTGGCTAAAGATTTTGAAGCCAAAGCCTTAGCAGTAAAACCAACCGATAAGTAAAACTCTTTACGAAAGGAAAGAAATGGCTCTCAACGCCCCAAAGGCTTCTGAACTATTTTCTGACGCAAGTTCCGCAAAAGACGCGGCACTACGTCAAGAAGAATATTCAGCAGAACTTAACAAGTCCATGGGCAATGCCGTTACCGACCCATCTGCCATTATGGCAATCAAGTCAGGCAACGCCACATTTGGACAAGCAAGCGGCAACCCAGTTGCTGTTCTTGAGAACGCCGTAGCAAACAAGTCGCTAACACCTGACGCAGTTTCTGCGCTCAACAACGCACTTGCTTCACAGCGCCTCGCAATGCAAGATATTCAGAAAGACATTACGCTGACTTCTCCACTTTCAACTGCGTTTGCCGCATTTGATTTGGAAGCACCAGCAAAACTCCTCACACCACGCCCAACGCCTCTACGTAACAAAATGCCACGTAAGAAGGGTGTCGGCACAAGCCACCGTGTAAAGCGTATTCTTGGTTACACAGGTACTGGCACAGGTGGAATTGGACAAACATGGCCGGGAATTACTGAAAGCACAACAACTGCTTTCGGCTCAATCAACTACGAGCGTGGTCCAAAGATTTCTTACGCCGCAGATGACCTAGTTTTGCCATATAACTCTTACTCACTATCCGATAGCGTTTCATTTGACGCAAACTTCTCTGGTCTTGGTTATCAGGATTTGCGCCAACTATCAAGCACAAGCACTCTCTACGCAACAATGTTGATGGAAGAGCGCATGATGTTGATGGCTCGCGGAACTGCTTCAGGATATTCAGGCGCACTTTCTGCGCCAACATTTACATTGGCTTCGCCAGTTGCTACTGCTACACAGACAGCACTTGCCGCAACCACTTATTATGTAAATGTCACAGCAGACGCAGGTATTTCAGGCTCAGGATTCGGAGAATCTATTCTCGGAACCGAAGCCAACACCGTAGTTGCTTCAGGTGATGTTCTAACAGTTACTGTTGGCACAGCAGTTGCTGGCGCACTTGGCTACAACATTTATGTTGGAACTGCCACAGGCGCGGCAAATCTAAAGTATCAGGGAACCCTAAAGGGAACTGGCACTTTCACAATTCAGGGTGCTGGCGCAACTGGTCTAACTGGTAACAACGCCGCATTTACAACAAGCGGTGCTGCCGCTTCACGTGCTTCTGCTGATACTTCCGCTTACGCAACTGGATATGATGGAATTCTTCCAACTGTTCTTGGCGCAAATAGCGGTTACAACAACGCAATTAACAGCACATTTAGCGTAGCGAACCCAGGAAATGAATATCAGGTCGTATTTAGCCGTCTATATGACGCAGTTAAGGCTGACCCAGATGAGATTTTCCTCAACGGCGCAGACCGCAAGCAATTGTCAGACGCAATCAAGAACGGTTCAACCGCAAACTATCGTATTAATCTATCTCAGAACGAGGTTGGAGATTACGTAGGCGGCGCTGTAATTGGTGCGCTACACAATGAAATTACTGGCAAGATGGTGCCGCTAACGGTTCACCCTTGGCTTCCACAAGGCGTTTCGCCAGTTGTTTCTTACACTTTGCCAATTCCTGATACAGAGGTTTCTGATGTTTGGTCAAACTTCTTGGTTCAGGATTACATGGGAATTCAATGGCCTGTAACTCAGTTTGCTTATGAGTTCAGCACATATTTCCGTGGAACGTTCTTCTGCACCGCTCCTGCTTGGAACGGCGCAGTTTCAGGAATCGTTGGCGCGTAGTTAAATTGATGAGGTGTGGCGTTGAAGGCGCGCCACACTTTGTCTTAGAGAGAAGGAAAAATGGCACGTTTAGTAGCACCAAAAGGCGTTCAAGGCATAGACGTTCGCACGCCACGCGGAACTGCCAAATATAATCGTGACAAAAAAGGTTTTATTAACGTAGAGAATCCAAAACATTTGCGACAGATGAAGGCAGAAGGCATGTTTGAGGCGTCTTTGATGGGAGCAACCGAAAATAACAATTTAGGATTTACGTGCGCTGAGTGCGGTTTCGGTTCATGGTTCAAAAAATGCTCACGTTGCGGTCACGAAAATGACCGCATTATGAAAGATGGTGACTAATGGCTACTGGCATTTCAAGTATTACGCCATTTATTGATAATCCTTACATAACGGTTGCCGAATATAAAAACGCGCCAACTTCAATTGATTATGACAATTTAGTAGTAGGCGGCAATTCAACCGCACAAGACGCTGAACTTGCTCGCGTTATTTTACGTGCCTGCTCTTTTCTTGATGAATACTTAAATCAAAATTTAGTAGCGCAAACATATACAGAAACACAACGCACAAGATTTACGCCAGTTGGCACAATTGCGTTACACCCGCAAACGTGGCCCATTATTTCTTTAAGTGACTTCCAATATGGCTCAGACCCAAATAATCTTGTAACGTTACCTGATTGCTCTAAATCTTGGTTTGAAGACCAACAAATTATTATTCCTGTATCGCAATTATCTACAACTTATTCAAGCCAAGGACCACTTGCGTTTGGCGGTGGCGGCAGTAACTCTTACAGAATTTTTACCAAATACACTTATGTTGGCGGCTATGTAAATAATGCGATAGCAACAGCCACACAAGGCGCAACAAGCATGACAGTTCAAGACGGAACAGGCATTGTGGCTGGCGGTAAGTATCGTATTTATGATGGCGCAAACTCTGAAACAATAACAGTTGCCAGCACATACACATACGGCTCAACAACTGTGCCACTTACTTCGGCTTTACTTTATACACACGCTTCAGGTGTTACATTTGGCAATTTGCCAAACGCTATTAAGCAAGCGGCTATTTTGATGACAACGGCATTTTTGCGTGTTCGTGGCGATTCTTCTATGACTATGAGCATTACAACTTTTCCACAGGCTAACGTAGGCGGCAATCAACGTTACGGCACAGATGTTCAACTTGCTTTAGACATGGTGAATTTGTATCGGAGAATCCGTTAATGGCAGGTCGCGTTGGTGTTCGGCAAACGTTATACAACTTTTTATTTACGCCGCCAATAACAAATCTCAATCAGGTTTTTACGTCTTTTCCTAAGCGTATTAATTTTCAAGTAAATTCAACAGCAGGGCAAATGTCACGTGCCGCGGCTGTAATCTTTATTCAATCGGAAACTGAAAGCCGCTTGGCGATTGGCGGTGCCACTAACGGTTGGAAGCGCGTGGATTACGGCGTAATTCTCCAAATTTACCAACACTCTTTACGCCCAAATGCCGAAGATGTAATGGCAGATTTTGATACACTTATAGATAATATTAAGACTAGACTACGCTCCGACCACAACTTTGGTGACGCAACAGGCACTTTAGTGTGGCAAGGCGCAGAGCCTATTATTAATGCCTCATACGGTGAGCCAGCAACTAATGAGGAAGGCGCTACGGAGTTATTTGCTGAATTACAGTTTGATGTTACAGAAATGATTCAAGCATAGGAGCACAATGAAATATAAATACAATGGAACAGATGAACGCGTGATTCCGTCGCTTGGAATTGTTGTAAATTCAGGCGATGAATTTGACGCGCCTGAAGGCTTTAGCGCGGCTGATGTTACTGCGGCAAGCGGAACAAAAACAGAACCAAAACCAGTAGCACAACCAGCGTCTGTAACAGACAAGAAAGTAGGAGAGTGAAATAAATGCCAGCATTTAATTCCGTTCGTTCCTTTGTTGGTATCGCAAAGGAAACAACAAAAGGAACAGCAGTAGCCGCAACTGACTACTTGCTATTAAACAAAGATGCCTTTAAGCCACAAGATATTATTGACCCTTTGTTTGACAAAGGATTACGCGGCTCAAATGTAGAAAATTACAACTACATTCCAGGTCGCACACGTTCAGAAGTCGGCTACGGCGGTTCTGTATTCGCAGATGGCATTGGCTATGCGCTTACTGGAATCATGGGAGCATGTGCCACAACTGGTGCGAGCGCACCATTTACGCACACAATTTCATTGCGTAACAGCCTAGCGGCAGCAACTGACACTCAGCCACTTTCATACACAATCACCGATTTTTATGCGGCGGCTGTTCGTCAATACCCAGGTCAGCAATTTACTGACTTTAACTTGAAGTTTAACGCCGATGGCATGTTGGAGTATGACGCAAAAAGCACAGGCTTTATTTCAGCAACTACAACTGCGCCAACACCAACATTTAGCACAGTATTGCCAACACCTGTATGGCAAGGAACTGTAAGCATTGGCGGCTCATCTGTATCTAACGCTATGGAAGGTAATATTTCCATGAAGCGTCCAGTAACGCCAATTTACGGCATTAGTAACACGCAGGCGCCATTTCAAATATTTGTTGGCGCACTTGAAGTTACTGGCTCAATTAAATTCATTATGGAAAACGATACTGAACTAACACGTTTTCTAACTAATACACAGCCAGCCATTGTTCTTAACTGGGCTTCAGGCGCAGGCGCAAGCGCACTACAAATTCAAGCAACAATCACTAAAGGCGCATATCAGAGCGCAGTTATTGAACGTAGTGAGGATTTTGTAACTGTAACCATTGAACTCAATGGACAAGGAAACACCACAGACGCAGGCGCGTCAGGCGGTTTTGCGCCAATCAAGTGGGTTCTCCAAAACGCAAAGGCTTCAGGAACTTATATCTAATAAGTAACTGAACAAGTGTGCTAGAGAGTTGGTTGTAGCAGTCGCCTTCCCTGCTCCCACTCTCTAGCACCTCTTAAAATGGCAATACGGAAGGCAAATATCCCTACTGGAAGGAAACAAAATGGCAAGCAAGAAAGTAAAACTACCTAAGAGTGGCGCAGAAGTTGTTTTGCGTGACCCTGCGGAACTACGTGTAAAAGACCGCAAAAAGATTTATGCCGCGGCTTCAAAAGAAGATGAAGGCATTATGCAAGCGTTATCTTTTACAGACGGCTTAATTGCCGTTCTCGTAGAATCTTGGACTTTAGATTTAATGCTCCCATCTGTGCGTATCGCAATTCTTGATGAATTAGAAATGGCAGATTATGACTTTTTGGTGGAACAGACCAAAGAAGCACAAGAAATCTTGTTCCCTAAATTGGCAAAATCTGATGAAACAGAGAAGGACGCCGAAAGCCCTTTCGGAGAGTCCAAAGATTAAAATGGCTACTTGAAGGCGGCGAACGCCACGAAGCCTTTTCGTATCCTGATGATGAGTGGTTTTATTATGTTTGCGCCAAAGAATTTGGTTGGACAATTACGGAAGTAAATGAACAGCCAGCGGCTTTGGTAGATTGGTTAATAGCGATACACGGAACAGTAAAGCAGGTGGAAAATGATAACTACAAACCTCAAACTGGTTCGTGATTCTCTAAATAAAGCCGAGCAAAGTATTGGCTCAGGCGCAGACGATTTAGCCAAAGAAGCCATGTCTATTTTGATTCAATTATCAAAAGAACAAATTGAAGGCAGACGTGGCAAAACTAACGGCGTTTGGGATAAGGCTACGGCTGGACAACCGCCAATGAATAGAACAGGTAATTTACGGCGTTCTATAACAGGTCAAAAACGCAAAGTTGGATTTGCGCAATATCAAGTTATAGTTGGTCCAACAATTGAATACGGCAGAGCGGTAGAATTAGGCGGTGCGTATGCGCCAGCGTCTTGGAAAGGAACAACAGCCATGAAAGGTTTCCCATACATGGCGCCTGCTTATGTCAAATTTAAGCCTCTTTTGCCAAGTCTTGTTCGCAAACATTTATCCGTTGGCGGTAAATAATGGCTAACTTTCTTCCACCTGCGATTATTGAAATTAAGGCTATTGCTGATAAGGCTATTGCTGAATTTAAACAAGTAAATAATGAGTTAGAAAAGATGGAAGGCGCTGGCGGAAAAGCAAGTGCTGGAATCGGTAATATGGAAAAGGCTTCTAAATTAGCCACAGGTGCTTTACTCGGTCTTGGTGCGGCATTTGCTGGCTTTGCCGCTTTAGGAATTAAAGAAGCAACTGACGCGGAAGTTGTAATGACAAAACTTGGCGCAACTATGTCGGCGGCAGGATTAAATACAAAAGCCAATCGTGACGCAGTAAGAGAATTAACTTCTTCTTATATTGATTTAGGTTTTGCTGACGACCAAGCGGCGGCAGGTTTAGAAATTCTTATGAGAGCAACTGGCGATTTAAATGAATCACAAAAGTTGTTGGCATTATCGGCTGACTTGGCTCGCACTAAGAATATTGGTTTAAGTGAAGCGTCATCTATTTTGGCAAAAGCAAGTATGGGTAACGCCAAAGCATTTAAAGAAATGGGTATTACTTTAGATACCACTTTGCCTAAATCTGAAGCAATAGCCAAAGCAATGGACGAATTAAATGCCAAAATTGGCTCACAGGCTGAAAACGCCACAAAGACTTTTGCCGTTCAAATGCAGATAGTAAAAGAACGTTTTAACGATACTGCCGAATCGCTTGGCACAATGCTTTTGCCATTGATTAAAGACTTATTGGACAGAATAAATAAAGGCGTAGAGTTTATTAAGAAACACTCAGAGGCATTTAAAATATTGGCAGGCGTATTTTTAACAATAACAGTTGCGCTCGCGGCATATAACGCCACAGTTAAGATACAAATGGCATTAACTAAGGCTTGGACAGTAATTACAACAGTTCAAAAAACTGTTACGGCATTATTAACTGGACAACAAATAGCACTTAACACGGCTATGAAATTAAATCCAATTGGTCTTGTAGTTAGTGCCGCCATGTTACTTGTTGGCGCATTTGTATTGCTTTGGAACAAATCAGAAACTTTCCGTAAAGGCGTTATTACAATGGCAAAGGCGGCACTAAACGCTTTTGCGGCAATTGTGCCTATGGTCGGTCAAGTTGGCGAAGCAATTCTAAAAATGGTTCTATCGCCATTAAAATCTGTTCTTACACTTTTATCTAAATTGCCGGGAGTTGGTAAATTTGCTAAGGCTGGACTTGATTTCTTAAATAAAGGCTTAGACGGCGTATCAGATTTTGCCGATAAAGCAAGTAAAAAAGCCAAAGATTTGGCGGCTAATCTTGATAAATTAAACAAGCCAATTAAGTTAAATATTGGTGGCGGTAAAGACGCGCTTGATGTTGGCGGAAATACTAAAGGCGGAACAGGCACAAAAGGTAAAACGCCTGAAGAAATTAAAGCCGCTAAAGAAAAGGCTGACGCTATTAAAAAAGAAAATGAAGAAGCCATGAAAATTGTTGCGCAGTTAAACGACAAACTGGCTGACGCACAAAAGAAATTTACCGACAAAATGGCAGACATTGATAAGGCATGCAATGAAAAAGTTGCCAGTTTGCGTGAAGCGGCGCGTAAGAAGATTGAAAAACTGGATAAAGATTTTGCCGAAAAGCGCGCCAAATTAGAAAAAGATACACAAGATAAAATTACTGCCGCGCAAACTAAATTTAATGACACTATGGCAAGCCTTAACAAAAAGAAGGCTGACGATTTGGCTAAATTGGCTTTAGATAATCAAAACAAAATAGCCGAAATTACTAAAGCAGGTCAGGACAAACTGGCTTCAATTGTTAAACAATCCGTAGATAGATTACGTAGTGCTTTTGCGCAAGGAACTTCCTTTAGCGTTGGCGATATATTTAAAAACTTGGCAGAAACTGGCGCACAATCAGCAGAAGGGCTATTAGACGCTCTTAAAACTAAATTGGCTGGTGCTAGAAAACTTGCCGAAAACGCCTCAATGTTGGCAAGTAAAGGCTTTTCTCAGACATTTATTGAGCAAGTTGTATCGCAAGGTCCCGAAGTTGGAAATAAATTAGCGGAATCGTTACAAAACGCCACGCCTGAAACTATTTCAGAATTACAAGCCACTTATTTGGCTATGGAAAACACAACTAATAATGGATTAACTCAACTTGCTGAAGCCATGAATAGCGGCGCTCGTTTAGCCACAGATGAACTGCGCGAGGCATATCAACAAGCACAAATAGATACTGCCGAAGCGTTAAAAGAACAGCAAAAACTTTATTCTGATTCACAAGCCGAAATTATGAATACATTTAATTCGGCTATGGCAGAAGCAGAAAAAGAACGTGATGAAACTATTGCCACATTACGCAAAGATTTACAGGAGGCTTTGGCTGATTTACAAAAAGACTATAACGATTCTTTGGCGGAAATTAACAGAGATTTGGCAGATTCTTTGGCTGAAGCATTTAAAGATATGCAAGACGCGCAAGATGAGGCTAAAAAACAACTTATTGACGCGTTGGCGGAAATTGAAAAAGAATTTGAAGAAAAATTAAGTAATATTCAAAGTTATGTTGAGGCTACTATTGCCGCAATTAACGCACTTAAAGCGGCTATGGCTTCTGTTGGCTCAACAGGCGGTGGGACAAATCCGACCACGCCAACAACTACGCCAAAAACAAATACGCCAAACATAATTCCTATTCCTAATTACAATCCTTATCAAAATAGAGATAGAGATTATGACGCACATTTACGTAATCAAGTTGTTGTTAATGCTCCAATAACAAACTACAACACAACAAGCACTGAAGATATTAGTCAATCAATTGTTAGAATTTCTAAATATGGAATGACGGTCATTTAATGCCATTTGTAACTAACAGTTATTCGTTTTCATTTAATGGGCAAGTATTTGGTGGCGCTGGTTCGCCTTATCAGATTCTTAGCGTAGATGGTTTAGAAGGAATTCCGTCAATTCGTAGCCAAGACGATAATCGCGGCTATAACGATGGCATGTTTTCAGGTCAAGATTTTTATAGCGGCAGAACCATTAGTATTATTTTTAACACGTTTGGAAGCGGTGCCACTTCAGCACAAACTAACTTTAATACTATTCAAAACATACTTTTGCCTCAACAATCAGGCACAACGCCACTTTATTTTCTTTTGCCACCATCAGGCGAGCAGTTTATTAATGCACGTGTTCGCGCTTTACGCACAACTGTTAATCCTGAATACACTTACGGCTACATTACGAGCCAAGTTGATTTCTTTTGCCCTAATCCTTTTTACTTTGACAGCACATTACAAACGGCTTCTTTGGTAGTTTCTAACGCATTAGGTCGCACATATAACAGAATTTACAATTTGGTATATGGCGGAGGTTCTCTTGCCACAACAACGCCAGTTACTAATAGCGGCAGAGTTACGGCTTATCCAACAATTACTTTAAATGGACCGATTACCAACCCGACTTTAGGAAACGTTACACAAGGTAAATATTTAACTTTTACTGGCTCTTACAGCAACACCGATAGCCTAGTAATAGATTTATACAATAAATTGGTGACGTTAAACGGAGTTACAGCACGTAATTTGCTAACATCAGGCGATTGGTTTTCGGCGCCAGTTGGCACAACGCAGTTTTACATGACAGGCACAAATACGCTCGCTGGAACTACAACTGCTACGGTAAACTGGTATAACACTTATGTGTAAGGAGAAATAATGGCACTACGCAATCCGCCTAGTTGGTTACAAAACGGCTCACACCCTGCCGAAAATGACCGCTTAACAACTCAGGCTTTATTTTATACAACAGGCGTGGTCGGTCTTTCTACTTTGCCTACTAATTTACAGGTAACGCAAAACTCTCCAGTTGGTATGTCTGTTCTTGTTGCGCAAGGTTGGGCGGCAATTGTTGGCACAACAACTACCAATATGGGAACATATATGGTCTATAACGATGGCGCGGCAACGGCGACTATTACAACAGCCAACCCGACCAACCCACGTATTGACAGAATTTGTTTAACAGTATCTGACGCCTATTACACAGGCGCATTAAATCAAGTGGCAATTAACGTAGTTGCTGGAACACCAGCCGTTTCTCCTGTTGCCCCTGCTACGCCAGCAAACTCTATTTCTTTGGCTACTATTGCTGTTGCGGCAGGCGCCACATCAATTACAACTGCCAATATCACCGATACGCGTGTAGAAACAACTACATTATTGCCTGCTGGTGATATTACGGCTGTAACGGCAGGAACTGGTTTAACAGGCGGTGGTTCTAGCGGTGCGGTCACGCTTTCAATAGATTCAACTGCTACTATTACTGCCGCAGGTTTTACGCAAGGTGGAACTGGCGGTTTAGGTTCTTTAACAGACATATTAGAAATAGACTTAGCAGGAGGTTGGTCATAAAATGCCAGCAACATTAAAACCTTTATTTAGAGGCGCGGCAACAACTACTACAACAACTGTGCTTTACACAGTTCCAGCCTCAACAACCACAGTAGTTGCAAACATTGTAATTACAAATACTGCGGCTTCGGCAGGAACATTTACTTTGGCGATGGGAACAAGCGGAACGCCAACTGCTATGGCAACAACAGTAGCGATTGCGGCTAACTCTATTGTTACTTTAGATATTAAACAAACATTAACTGCGGCACAGGTTATTACTGGTGGTGCTTCAGCCACAACAATTAACTTCCACATTTCAGGAGTGGAGATTGTTTAATGCCTATCAATACATTTCCTACAGTTAGCACAGGGCGAACAACAGTTCCAACGCAACAAACTAAATATAATTCTTCGCAAATAGTTACGTTGCCAGCAGGCATAGACCAAGTTTTCTATGTTGTTTCAGGCGGAGGTGGCGGTGGTGGTGGTGGCGGCGGTTCAATGAACTTCTCATACAACGGTAGTGGTGGCGCTGGTGGCGGTGCTGGTTATATGGCATTTGGAATGCTTGCTGGTTGTTCATTAACAGGAAATGTTGCAATTACAATTGGCGCAGGCGGAAATGCTGGCTCAGGTGGCGGTAATGGTGGTTCAGGTGGAACCAGTGCTTTAAATGGTTTTTCTATTTTAGCAGTTGGCGGTGGTGGCGGCCAAGGAACAACATCAACTACTCAATGCGCAGGAGGTAGTGGTGGTTCAGGCGGAGGGTCTGGCGATGGTGGAAATGGTGGAACTTTAGGCGGCAATGGCGCAGGAACACGTCCTGGTGGCGGTCAAGGAACAGGAACAAGTTATACATTTGCGCCATCAGGTGGCGGTGGTGGTGGCGGTGGCGGAAATCAAAATCCCACTCCAACTGCTGGTGGAACTGGTGGTGCGGCTAGCAATATTTCAGGAACTACTGGTGCAAATGGCGGTGCTGGTGGGTATAACACAGTTACACAAGGAACAAACGGTTCTGCCGCTTCTGCAAATAGTAGCGGTGGTGGCGGTGGCGGTGGCGGTGCTTCTGCTAACGTCAATGGTTCACCATCAAGCGGTGGCGCTGGTGGTTCAGGTTTTGCAATTCTTTACTGGTGAGGTAAAAAATGGGTATTAGTCAAGTTCCAGCGTCATCTGCTTCCGTTGCGCCAACTTTAAGAACAACAGTTACAAGCAGTAATGCTTCTTACGCGTTAAGCACTACCGCAAATTGGTTTGTTGTTGTTGGTGGCGGTGGAGGCGGTGCTGGCGGTGCGGCTGGTGGTGCGCTCGGTGGTGGCGGTGGAGGCGGTGGCGGTGCTGGTGGCACAGCGTTTGGTTTATTTATCAATAACACGGCAACTGTAAATATTACTGTTGGTGCGGCAGGAACAGCAGGTGGCGCAGGAACAGTAGGCGGTGCTGGTGGTGCTAGTTCAATTGCTTTTGCTTATGGCACTATTACTGCTAATGGCGGTGCGGCTGGTTTAGCACCTTCAACTGCAACTGGTGGGGCTGGCGGTTCAGGCGCAACTGGCGGTTCAGGTGGTGCTGGCGGTGGCGGTGGAGGCGGTGGCGCAGGCGCAGGCGCGGCTGGCGGTGCTGGCGGTAATGGCGGTTCTAATGGAAGTGCTGGAACTATTGGTGCTTCAGGTGCTGGCTCAGGCGGAACTGGTGGTGCGGCTGGTGCGGCTGGAACTGTGGCACAATTTAATAATGGTGGCGGTGCTGGCGGTGGCGGTGGCGCAGGTTCGGGCGCAGGAACAGCAGGCGCGGCTGGAACAACAGGCTCAGGATTTACTGGAAGTGCTGGAACTGCTGGCGCAGGCGGAATTCCTAACGGCGCTGGAAACGCAGGTCAAACAGGAACTGGATACGGAAATGGAGGTGGCGGTGGTGGCGGTGGCGGAGCAACCACAGGAACAGCAAGCGTTGGTGGCGCAGGTAGAGCAGGAGCAGTTCTTATCTACTGGTAAAACTATTGCTGAATCTTTGCCGCATTTTATGTATGCCGTTATTCAAAACGGTGTCGTAACAGATATGGCTTGGGAAAAAAAAGATATAGAAAATGTAGAATATGTATTAATGACCGAATTAAATTCACCTGCGTGGATTGGCGGTAAATATCAAAATGGAAAATTTTATCAACCATAGAAAGGTAAAAAATGGGAAACTTTGCTGTTATTGATAATGATATAGTTGAAAATGTAATTGTTGCCGATAATGCTGAAGTGGCACTATCTGTAACTGGTAAAATTTGCGTTGAATATTTTCAAGATAATCCTGCGCACATTGGGTTGAAATACGATTCAAAGAAAAAAGTATTTGAACAGCCAGTTGTTGAGGAAACTGAACCAATAAATAACGTTGAATAACATTTGTTACAGGGAAGGCACAAATGTCCAAAATAATTAAATTTAGTAATGCGGCTAATTTTTACGATTATGCGCCAACTCCCTCTTTAGAAGTAATTCCAGATTGGTATAAAAACACCTTTGGTTATCTTGGTAAAAAAGGTGAAGTTTTTAGTAATGGCGCGCAATCTGCCACTATTAAAAAATGTATGCCTGTTTTTGACGCTTTAACGGCAGGCTACATAATTTATTCGCAATCAGATGTTTATGTTTCGCAAATTGATGGCAAACCATATTATCAATGGGCGCGTGGTAACGCTATAAATTTTCATAGTTCAGCACAAGCAAAAAATCACCCTAAATCACATAACGATTTAGATTTTCCTAAATGGCGTAACGATTGGATTATTAAAACGCCTAAAGGTTATTCCTGTATGTTTTTAAATCCGTTACACCGCGAAGTTCCTTTTACAATTATGGAAGGAATTGTTGATACAGACAATTATTCTTTACCTGTTGGTCTGCCATTTGTTTTAAAAAACCCAAAATTTGAAGGCACAATTCCTGCTGGCACGCCAATTGCCCAAGTAATTCCTTTTAGGCGCGAAAGTTACAAAATGGAAATTACTGCTTTTAATAAAGAAGAATATGAAACAACACATAATAAACTAAGAGCAGTGTTCTATAACGCATACAAAAAAATGTATTGGAATAAAAAGGAATATAAATAATGGCTACTGCATATCGTTATTTATTTGCCGACCTTTTAACTAATGCAATTATTGCTGAATTACCTTTAACTGGCGTTCAATTTACTCAACAATTGAATCAGGCTGGCACAGCGCAAGGACATATTCTTTTAGGTGGCATTAACGCCGATAATTACAATGCCATTACTGGCACAACACCAGCGCGCACAGCCATTTACATTGATAGAAACGGCATACTTGTTTGGGGCGGAGTTATTTGGGGCAGAGAGTATGACAGCGATAGCCAACAATTAAAAATAACCGCAAGAGAGTTTGAAAGTTATTTTGAACATAGATACATAACAACAACAACAGCATTTACCAATCAAGACCAATTAGCAATTGCTCGTAACTTATTAACACAAGCACAATCTGCGCCTAGTGGAAATATTGGCGTTCAAGTAGGAACAGAAACTTCAGGCGTTTTGCTTTCACGCACTTATTATTCGTATGAATATAAGCAGGTTTATCAAGCAATACAAGATTTGGCAAAACAAGATGATGGTTTTGATTTTAATATTCAAGTTGCTTATGACGGCTCAGGAAGTCCATCTAAAACGTTAGTGCTTGGTTATCCGCGTATTGGAACTCTTTATTCAACAACAAGTGCCACTATCCCTGTATTTGAATTGCCTGCCAGCAATATTGTTAATTATCAATTAACCGAGGACGCCTCTGTAATTGCCAATACTGTTTATGCCATTGGCGCTGGTTCTAATGAAGGCAAATTAAGACAAACAGCAACAGACGCCACTAATTTATCTAATGGCTGGCCCTTGTTAGAAATACAAACTAATTATTCTGACGTAACGGATTCTGCTTATTTGGCACAATTAGCAACTGGACAAGTGCTTGCGGTAACTAATCCAATTTCAATTTTTAAAGTAATCGTGCCTGCTTTCGTTGCGCCTGAATTTGGAACTTATGATTTAGGTGATGACGTGCGTTTGCGTATAACAGATAGCCGTTATCCAAATACGTTAGATAACGTTTATAGAATTGTTGGCATAACAGTAGAACCGGGCGAAAATGGCCCTGAACGCGTAGTATTAACGCTTACAAGCACAACGAATTGAGAAACTGTGGCATACATAAACCAGCCGCCTGATTTGCGGTCAATATTGGCAGATATAAATAATCGCCTACTTAAATTGGAATTGGCTGTGCGTTTTACGTTTCCTGCTGTAACATCTGACCCAACAAACCCACGTATTGGTGACGCGTGGCTAAATACAACAACTAATCAGGCAAAGATTGTAGATAGCACTGGCGCCGTGCGTATTATTACTTGGACGTGATATGAATATAAATGATTGGGCTGGCGTTGCGGTCAGCGTTACAACGCTAATCGGCGCGCTTGCTATGGGTGTGCGCCATCTTGTAAAACATTACTTGGCGGAATTAAAACCAAATAGCGGCAGTTCAATTAAAGATAAAGTAAATGACATAGACGCCAAAGTTAATAATTTGGAATTAAGGATTGATGAGATTTATGCTTTGCTTCTCAAACGAAAGGCACGTTAATGAGTAAAGAATTAGTTGTAAATATAGCCAATTCACAAATTGACTATAAAGAGGCGGCAAATAACAACACAATGTATGGCGCGTGGTATGGCATGAATAATCAGCCATGGTGTGCCATGTTTGTTTCATGGGTATTTAATGAGGCTGGACTTGGTTCTACTGTTGCGGCTTCAACTAGAAAAGGATTTGCCAGTTGTGACGCTGGCTTGAAGTGGTTTGCTAAGAAAAATAAGTTAGTGCCGATTGGGCAGGCACAGGCTGGCGATATTGCTTTCTTTCAATTTGATACTGACGCACAGCCCGACCATGTAGGTATTGTCGTTAAAAATAACGGCAAGTATTTGTGGTGTATTGAAGGTAATACTGCCTCAGATACAAAAGGCTCCCAAAGTAACGGAGATGGCGTTTATCGCAAGAAACGCGCCTATTCTCTTGTTATGGCAGTAGCCCGACCATAAGGAGAAACATGAACGACCAATTAAAAGCGGCACTTGCTTCCTATCTACGCACATTTGCGGCAGTAGTGGCATTTGCTGTTTCACAGGGCGAAACAGACGCTAAGAAGATTCTTCTTGGCGCGCTAATCGCCGTAATTGGACCAGCGGCTCGTGCCGTCAATCCAAACGACCCTGCTTTTGGCAAGGGTGCGTTCTAAACGGCATATCCGTTACAACTAAATAACGCTGTGCTGGCGGCAGGAAGGGGAAGCCTGTCGCCAGCATAGGTAAGGCGAATATGACCCTATTAGAGCGATTTACAGCCAAATACAGACTAGATGAGAACGGTTGCTGGATTTGGCAAGCAAGTAAGTTAAAAAGCGGCTATGGCGTTTTTACGGACTTTGGGCGTAAAACTGTTACAGCACATAGATGGTCTTATCGCCACTTTAAAGGCGAAATACCTGAAGGCTTAGTAATAGACCACATTTGCCGTAATCCAAGTTGTGTAAATCCAAATCATTTACAAGCCATACCGCAATCACAAAACATTGAACGTTCTCTATATGCCAAAAGGCGGCGCGCTCGCACACATTGTAAAAATGGGCATGAATACACGCCAGCAAACACCAAACGCTCGCCTAATCAACGCGGAAGAATTTGTTTAACTTGTTTAAGTAAAGGCTAAGCCATTTAGGTAAAGGCTAAGCCATACGCGCATTTGGCGGTCTTTGCGGTATTCTTCTGCTATGTCTTTAGAAAAGTCTATTGAGGAATTCACATACAGTAATGGCGTTTGTCCGTTCGCAAAACTCTTTTTTAAATTAAATAGCGAGGACCAAAAAGCGTTAGTAAAAGCAGTTGCTAATAATGTTCCTGATATAACACTTGCTTCTGCTTTACGCAAAGAAGGCTACCGAATTGCCGAAATAAGTATTTCTCAACACAGGAAAGGCATTTGTCGGTGTCCGAACAGAGAATAAAAGAAATCCTTGAGCAACGTGAAATGTATCATGGCGACTTTTATTCTAATTTTTTAACTATTGGCAAAGTTTGGGGCGCATTATTAGGCGTTGAGCC